CCCAATCTTCGCCGGAATACAATACGTCATCTACCATATGTTTGTCATATCTTACCCGTTCGGGTTCTGTCAGCATCGCATCCACCAGACTCCCGAACTTGAACGCCTTCTCCTTATCCCCGTATTGCGTACGGGGATAGAGGAGGTTCTTTAGTTCTGTCAGGTCTGAGTTGCTGACCTCAGACCGTTGGTAATACGTATCTTGCATCTTCTTCCTTGAGTTTTAAGTATTCAATGACCGCGAAGTCAAATTCAAAATCGTAAGTGTTATCCATCAGCCACCGGAACCATTTGCGGCCCTCTTCCGTATCGAGGATCTTTTTTAGGTTACTCGGTGTACGCCTGTATTTCCCGAAGTTTATCCATGAGGACAGATATAGCTTTCTCATATCATTTGGCTATTACGTCATCGACATATCTCACGAAAGCGGACTGGATTCGCTCACCGTCCTTATTGGCTGTTTTCTCGCAATAGGAGATCATCTTCTTATGGATCTTCTCAAGATCCTCCATGCTCATGTTGATACCCTCACGCATGAACCACATCTGGTATACCTGCATGAATCCTTGTGGATTGGTGACTTGGATCTTTTTCTTGATCTTCGCCTTGGTAGGGGTAGGAGACATACTGGCGGCACTGAAATCGAAGGCTGCCTGTACTTCCGCGGTGGCTTTCTCTGCCTCCGCCTTGGCTCTCGCCTCCTCTTCCTTGCGCTTGCGTTCCAGTTCGGCCTTTTGACGTTCTTCCGCCTCTTTCCGTTTGCGCTCCTCCTCCAGCCGTGCCGCCTCAATTGCATTGGTCTTGCGAATTTCCTCTTGCTCCTCCAGCTGTTTCCGGAGGGATGGGAGGCGGTCGACCAAGGATTGTTTCAGTCCCTCGATCTCGAAAGCGTATCGATCGGAGTATTCTTTTTTCTTTAGGATGGCTATCTCGTTCTTGATCGCTTTGCGGGTCTCACCGTCCATATAGAATGTCTGTTTGTTATCCACGACGTTTTTCACGAAATCCGTCCATGAGAAACCGGTGCTTGTTTGCGTGATCTGCCGGCATACGTCCCCATACGTGGCTAGGGAGGCACGATTGAAAATCCCGTTCAAGGCGTTGATATGCTTCTCGACGTAGGTGGCGTACGTGGTATCGAGCAAGACCGTTATGTCGGCCCTGTATTGGGCTTTCTCGTTCTCCGCCAATTGTTTTTGCCGGGCCTCTTCCTCTCGGCGTTTTTGCTCTTCCAGCTTCTTGGCGGCGTATTTGTTACGCTCCATCTGTAGCAGATAAGGGATGGTTCCCTTGGATTTGGCGTCTATGGAACCCTCTAGTGTCGTGAAACGTTTGGATATGGCTGTTAGCATTTGGGTTAACGGCTTCCGGCGGTTGTTCATGTTCTCTACGGTCTTCTTTGACTTCGCAAGGTATTCTTGTACCGCAGTGTCGATCTCGTCCGTGCCGATACCTCCATTTCCCTCAATCGTGTCCAAGAGGGTTTTCCCTGCGTTCGTGCAAGCTGAGACCGACGCCTCATTGCGGGCGAGAATATCCGGGGCTGTCTGTAAGATGCTAATGACCTCGTTAGCCTTGAAAGGTAAATTGTTATTCTGTGTATCCATGTCGATAAAATTTTGAATGTTGATATTGAACTCTTAAAATCCGGCTTCTTCATCTTCTTGTGATATTTGGGCTGTTATACCAGATACGGGTACCGGTTCCGCTTGCGGTTGCTCTCCGAATCCTTGTAAAGGATTTTCCGATTGGGGCTGGAGGGCTTGCGGTTGCTGTCCGGCTTGATTGGGCTGGATAACGGTTGTTTCTTCCAGTCCGTAGTCGATCTCTTGCGGTTCCTCCTGTGTCTCGAATGAGGAGAACTGTCCCGTGCGTACCTTGGGATATCCGTCGAAAGCGTGCTTGATAAGCTTGCTTTCCAAGAATCCCGGATCAATACCTCCTTCGCTAGAGGTATAAAGGGCATTGGCCTTCCCTTCTTTCTGCCGGGTTTGCGGGTTCCATTTCTGGTTGTTCTTAAAGCTGTACGCTTCCAATCGTTTGATATCGCCTTCCATCATCCAGTGCCAGTCCACGGTACCGTCGGAGCGTACGATACGTAAGAAACCACCTATCACCTTGTTGGACTTTCGGGGGCATGCCGCTTGGTAGGTCACGGTCTTTACGCCGTCGATCAACCCAGGGGAGAAGGTATCGCCCTCATAGCAAACCACGGGATTATCCACGTAACGGACTTGTCCGGCACGTTGCCGCATGACTAACTCGCCATATCCGGTGATGGAGAGATAAGCACGTAGTTCGTAGATATCGCTACCGTTGTTATCCTTATAGCCGGTCTTCGTGCTACGGGGAAGAATATAACAGTGCGGTCGTCCTGTCGGGTCAAGTGACAGGCCGTTGACCGCTATATCCAAAAAGCATCCATAGAGGGATAATGGTGTGCATTTTTGCAGTTCCGGCTTGTCTTGTAAGATCTTCCGGAAGTTGAATTTCTCTTTCTCGTAGATTTGCGCTCCTTGGGCGGTACCCCAGATCGCGTTATACATTTGGATGAACTTTTGTTCTACCCTGTTATCTTCCGCTATCATGAGCGGGTTTAGCTGATTCAACTCAGCTACTTTGATCTGAATTAGATTCGACATGATGTTATGTTTTTAAATGTTAGTTACCAATGTTTAGCTATCATGTAAGCCATTGCCGCACATCCGGACGTCGTGATGATATGCAGGAAATGTCCTAGGCAAATAGCCACGATTCCAAGTATGGCGAGCGTTCCGAAAAGGATGTAAAATCCCCACCTCACCGCTTGGGCGAGTTTCCAGTAATCTGTTTTCATACGTCAATGATTTATTAGCAATGCGGTTTACCGTCCGTGAAATAGCGAGTTGGATGGGTATCGTAAACTTCCTTTTGCAACGCCTTGCCAAGGTGCCTTGCTATGTTAATGATTCATTTAATAGTCGTATGGATTCAGGGCGCACTTATACAGGTTTTCCAGCCTGTACTCGATTTTGCCCGGTCGCTTGTAACGTTGTAGCCTACCTTCCGAGACCCATCTTTCCACGTTCTGCCTCCCGAAACGGAGGTGCGCTTCCTTTTGCCCGATAAATTCCCGGATACCCGCTTGCATCCTTGTGATTTGCCAAGCAAGGTATTCGATCTCGATCTTTCGTAAAGAAGGTATGCTTTGATAGGTGTTTTCGGTTGGCATGGTTATTCGCTTTTAAATAGATTCTTTTCGTTCGCATATCGCATAAACTCCGCCATAGAGTGTATCGAGAGTTTTCGGAACACGTTCTTCCGGTGGTTCTTTACGGTGTGGGACGATATAAAAAGCGCTTCCGCAATCTCTTCGTCTTTCTTGCCATAGTAGCAAAGCTCCATCACCCTAAGTTGACTGTCTGAAAGTGTGCTGTTGAACTTCGGTTCACAGATTTTTTTGAAGCCATCGCATTCCCCACGCAGCGGACAACCGACAAACTCAAATTTGAAATTCCAGTTCTCATCCACGTCTATCATGTTATCGTACAGCCCGAAGTTGCATTTGATAAACCTGCGTACAGCCAAGAAATCCCGGTAGCATTTATTCCCGTCGTAACGGGCGTAATACTTGCGGAGTGCCGCATAAGCCTCCGGATAGAACTCTTCCAAAATCTCAAGGAAACTTTGAATGAAATCCGTATCGGACTCTTTCAACTGGCGTTCCGGCTGTCCCTGCTCTTTGATAGTTACTTCGCCGGAGGGGGTGGTATAGAATTCTATTGCGCGCATACCTTATCCTCCTTTGGGAATAACTCGCTGGCAGGGATGCCAAGTTCTTGTGCAATTACTGTTTGTGCCAATGCGTCCGGTTGGTAGACTCCCGCTACCCA